CTGGCCTGGGGCCCGCGGCACCTGCGCGCAGAGGTCGGCGGGGTGGTCGGCCCCGACGGCGTGCGGGCGCAGGCGACGGTTGTGGAGTACCGGATGATCGATGGCCAGTTCCCGGACTATCGGCTGGTCTTGCTCCCCGAGTCCTCGATCCGCATCACCGCGACCGTCGACGGCGGGGCGCTGGCCTCGGCGCTGTCCCGCGTCGGTCTGTGCGCCGACGACAAGACCAGCTCGATCCGGGTGGCGCTGAACGAGGGCCGGATCGGCCTCGCCGCGGTCAGCGTCAAGGCGGGCAGCGCGCAAGAGGAGGTCGACGCCGAGGTCGACGGGGCGCCGCTGCAGACCGGCTTCAACGCGCGGTATCTCAGCGACGCCGTGAAGGCCGCGGGCGCGGGGCCGGTGACCTTCCGTCTGGCCGGCGCGCTCGATCCGGTCGCGTGGTCCGGGGCGCGGGCTGGGGTCGGTGGTGTCGTCATGCCGATGCGGTTGGACTGACTGGGTGTCCGGGGTCTGTCTTGACCGTTGACCGACCCCCGGCGTGTGGTACGCTGGGGGTCTGCCTTTGCTTTGGGGAGGTGTGTGATGGGTGTGGAGGGTGTGACCGGTGCCGTGTGGGCCGACGATAAGGGCGCGGCTGAGGACGTTGTCGCGGGGTGGCTCGCGGACCTGAACGACGACGACGCGCTGGTGGGTCTGTCGCCGGGCGCGCGGCTGGCGTCGGAGATCGTGCGGCTGCGGACCTACGCGAAGATCCGGCCGGATGGGCAGCGCGAGACGTGGCGGCAGACTGTGACGCGCTGGGGCAGCTACATGCTCCACCGCCTGCGGGCGCAGACCGGGGACGCGGGCGCGGCCGACGAACTGCGCCGGGCAGTCCGGGCGGTGTTTGCGCGGGAGGTGATGCCGTCGATGCGCGGGCTTTGGGCGGCGGGCGACGTGCTCGACCACAACGACATCGCGCTGTACAACTGCGCTTTCGCCCCGGCTGACTCGCTCGCGGTGTTCCATGAGTGCCTGTATGTCCTGATGCATGGCACGGGCTTCGGTTTCTCGGTGGAGCGCCGCTTCGTCGACCGCCTGCCGGTGCCGCTGGCGCCCGCGGACTTCGGCGCGCCGCCCGTGCATGTCGTCGAGGACAGCACGGAGGGGTGGGCTGAGGCTGTGCAGGTCGGTGTGGATGCGTGGTTCGCCGGGCGCGATGTGTCGTTTGACACGTCCGGGGTCCGGCCGGCCGGCGCGCCGCTGCGGACCAAGGGCGGCGAAGCGTCCGGCCCTGAGCCGCTTCTGCGCTACCTTGACGGCCTGCGCACGGCGCTCCAGATCGCGGGGGCCGCGGGTCGGCGCCTGCGGCCGGTGGAGGTCCATGACCTGCTCTGCCTCGCGGCCCGCGCTGTGCAGGTCGGCGGGGTCCGGCGGTCGGCGATGATCTCGTTCAGCGATGTGGACGATGCGCGGGGCGACAATGCCATGCGCTGGGCGAAGCACTACCCGGCGGCGATGGGTCTGGGCGTGGCCATCCCCGCCGAGCGCGGGCAGGCGAACAACTCTTGGGTCTGGCCCGATGGGTTGACCCGGGAGGACTTCGATTACGAGTGGCAGGTCTTGCAGACGTCCAAGGCGGGCGAGCGGGGCATCTTCTCGCCGGCGCGCATGGCCTACCGGGGCGTTGAGTTGCGCGCGAACCCGTGCGTTGAGATTGGGTTGGCGTGGCAGGATGCCGCGGCGCCCGATGACGGTAGCGGCGGCGGCCAGTTCTGCAATCTGTCCAACGTCATCCTGCGGCCGTGGGATGACCTTGACAGCGCGCGGCGAAAGGTGGCCTTGGCCGCGTTCATCGGCACGCTGCAGGCTTCGTGCACGCGTTTCCGTGGTCTGCGCGCGGGCTGGGGCGAGGTGACCCGGCGGGACGCGCTGCTGGGCGTGGGTCTGTCCGGGCAGGCGGACTGCCCGCAAGTGGTCTCTTCGGTGGCGAAGCTGCAGGATCTGAACCGCTTGGCCGTCGACGCGAATGCGTGGTGGGCCGGCATCCTCGGGATCAACGTCGCGGCCGGGGTGACCTGCGGCAAGCCGGACGGCAACAGCAGCGTGTTCCTGGGCTGCTCTTCGGGCATCCACGCGCACCACGCCCGGCGCTACCTGCGGCGCATCACCGTCAGCGCGAAGTCGCCGATCTGCGCGGTCCTGCGGGCAGCGGGCGTGCCGTGCATCCCGGAATGGGAGGGCGATGCGCTGGCCCTGGCGGCGGGCACCAAGTCGCCCGAGGACGTCGGCGGGTGGCTCTTCGAGCTGCCGATGGAGGTCGGCGCGTCCGCGCTGGTGCGCGCCGGGGAGACCGCGCTGGGGTTGCTTGACCGGTTGGACGTGATCAACACGGGGTGGTTGGCTGAGAAGGGCCACAACCAATCCGTGACCGTCAGCGTCCGGGCGCACGAATGGGACGGCGTGCGGGAGCGGGTGTGGGAGCGCGGGTCCGCCGGGCGCCTGGGCGGGGTGTCGTTCCTGCCGGACGATGGCGCGGTGTACTACGGCACGCCGCTCACCGACCTGACCGAAGCGGAGTACGCCGCGCGCGTCGCCGCCCTGCCGGCCGTCGATTGGTCGACGCTGGCGCTGTACGAGAACGGCGTGTCTGAGGCCGCGCAGACCTTCGCCTGCACGTCCGGGGCGTGCAGCATCGTGTAGACTACCGCCAGCGCACCCGCCAAGCGTGGGAGGCGTCACGGGGCCGTCGGGGGTGACCTCGGCGGCCCTTGCTTGCGCGCGGGGCGGTGGTGGGGTATGGTTGGGGCGCTGCAGGGTGCTTACGGCGCGCGGGCCTTGGGCCCTCCGGCTGCAAACACCTCGGGCCGCTCGGGTCACACCGGGCGGCCCTTTGCGTTTGGGGCGCGGTGTGGTAGGCGGGCAGGCGCACGGGCCGGGAGGGGCCTCGGCCGGGCGCGGTGGCCGTCCGGGTAGTCCGGGCGGCCGCTTGCGTTGGGGCCGGGCAGCACGAAGCCCCGGCGCCGGGTGGGGCGTCGGGGCTCGGGGTGGATGGGTGCGGGTGGTGGGCTATCGCGGGGTGAAGAGCGACGGCTGGCGCTTGGTGCCCTCCTGTGCGCGCAGGTTCTCGGCGGCGCGGTTGAAGTAGGACTCTTTGAGCTCGATGCCCACGAAGCGCCGGTCATTGCGCAGGCAGCCCACGCCCTCGGAGCCGACGCCGGCGAAGGGGGACAGGCAGACTTCACCCGGGTTACTGTAGAGCACGCAGAGGCGGTGGATCACGTCAAGCGACAGCGGGCACATGTGCTTTTCGTCGGCGTCCTCGCGGGCGGCGGCGACGTTCAGGGTGTTGGTGTGCTGGACGTCCATCCAGACCGGGCTAGCCCACTTCTGCCACTGATCCAGCGGGAAGGTCTCGGACGTGTGCGGCACGGGCTTGACGAAGTCCTCTTCGCCCTCGGCGGCCCACTTGCGGAAGATCAGCACGTACTCAGGCATCCCGGCGCCGCTGAAGCTGCTGTCCTTGCGGAGTTGGCTGTAGAGCAGGCGCATGTTGTTGGTCTTGCGTTGCTCGATGACGGGATCGGTCCAGAGCACGTACTCACAGGCGTACTGCCAGCCTTCCTCTTCGTGCACCCGGATCAGGTCGCCCCGGAAGTCGTGCCAACCGGCGCGGCCGTGGCTGCCCTTGTAGCGGATGATCTGCTTGCAGTGCACCGCGCAGATCCGGCCGGGGCGGGTCAGGCGGTAGAGCTCGCGGGCGACGAAGCGATAGCCCTCGATGAAGTGGTCTTCGCTGTCGACGTTGCCCAAGTCGCGGGCGCTGTCGCTGTAGGTGTAGACGTTGGCGAAGGGCGGCGAGAACAGCGCGAGGTCGACGCTGTGCGCGGGAAGCTGGCGCAGGACTTCGACGCAATCGCCGTTGTAGAGGGTGAAGTCTTCGCCGTGGGCAGACCCGAGGCAGGCGATGGGCGCGGGGTTGGTGCGGTCGGTGGGTTCGGTGGTCATGGTCGGCTCCGTTGGGTCAGCGGGTGACAAGCCACGCGGGGACGCGGGCCTGATGGGTGGGGTGGTACGGGTCGCGGTCGTAGGACCGGGCCACGGCGCGGCGGGATGCCGCGAACATCTCGATTTTCATCGCTTCGTGGTCGTCGGCCTTGCGCTCGATGACAGCCCAGATCGGCGTCTCCGTCTCGGCAGCAATGACGTGGACGTCGACCGGGCGGGCCTGCCCGAAGCGCCAGCAACGGCGGACGGCTTGATAGAACTGCTCGTAGCTGTACGACAGGCCGATAAAGCCGACGCGGGCGCAGTGTTGCCAGTTGAGGCCCATGCCGGCGATGCCGGGCTTGGTGATCAGCACGCCGCCGCGGTCGGTGAAGCCCAGCAAGCGGTCGGCCTTGGCCTCCGGGGTGTCATTGCCCCGGACGTCGACGGCTTCGGGCAGAACAGCGCGCAGCGCGTCGGCTTCGTAGTTGGTCTCGCACCACAAGATCCACGGCTCATGCGGCTCAGCGCGCACCAACGCGGCGAGGGCAGCGGCGCGGTCCTCGGTGGTCTGGCGCTTCTCGCGGTGAAGGCCGGTCGCGGACAAGTCAGCCTGCCGGAAGAGCATCCCGTCGGCGCGGCCGGTGGTCGTGTCGACCTTGACCGTGTGGCGGTGGAGGTTGAGGTCGGGCAGCGCGTACCCGGCGTCCTCGAACGGGCCCATGTCCGACGGCCGGCCGATGCAGCGGGCCCAGGACGTCACCCAATCCCAGAAGGGCCGGACGGCGTGGCCTTTGAGTTTGTACTTGCCCGCTTCGCTTTGGTCGCTGATAAACCAGCGGGCCAGCATCCGGTGTGAGTCCATCACGCCAAGGAACTCGGAATGGTTGCCGAGCTCGGTGTGGTCGTTCGGTGCGGGGGTCGCGGTGCAGGCCAGCTTGTAAGCGGTCGCGGCAAAGGACCGGATCAGGGCGCGCTTGATCGCCCCGGTGTAGTTCTTCAAGATCGACGACTCGTCAAGGACAACGCCTGCGAAGACGTCGGCGTCCAGCTTGTCGAGGCGGTCGTAGTTGCAAACCGCGATCAGTCCGGGGCGCACTTCGGATGCGTCCCTGACCTGGGCGACGTCGGCGATGCCGAACTTCACCGCCTCGCGGACCGTCTGCGCGGCGACCGCAAGCGGCGTCAGGATCAGCACCGGGCGGCCGGTGTGGGCGCGCACTGCGGCAGCCCAGTGAAGTTGCATGCCGGTCTTGCCGAGGCCGGTGTCGGCGAAGATCGCCGCGCGGCCCTGGCGGACGGCCCAACGGACGATCTCACGTTGAAAGGGGAAGAGCGCGCAGTCATCGGGCGGCGCCCACGCAAAGCCCGCGGGGTGGGCTTCGGTGCGCTTGGCCTCCAGAAAGGCGCGGTAGAGGTCGGTGTCGTTCATGGTCCTCCGTGGCGGCCCGTGGACCGGCGCCGCACACAGAGCCTATCGCCCTGGTCTCTGGCAGTCAATAGGCGCGCGATAGTTATTCAGACGATCACCGACTGCCCTTCGCGCGCCAAGGTGGAAGCAGGCTGATCCGCGACGTGGTGCCCTGGCGCTCGCCTTCCTCCCACACACAGAGGACCGACCCGCAGGTGTCCCCCGACGTCAGCGCGGCGCCGCCGGGGCCGCCCCAGCGCGGCCGGATGGGACTCACCACGAAGTGGTGCGGCGGGTCGTCGCCAGCGATCAGCTGCCCGATCGTCGTCTCCCGCAGCAGCAGGGCCGCAACCGACGCGCCGGCCCGATCCTGCAGGGAGCGCAGATCGCGCACCGTGTCGTAGATGCCCTGGTAATGCGGGTTCGTGACAATCCACGTCCGCCACGGCAGGCCGGCCGGCGGGCGCCACGTCGACACCGGCACGCGGTCGCAGGGGTAGCCGGGCGCGGCGTCCGGGTCGATGTCGCACCCGAGCACCTTCACACCGGGGGCCGCCCGCTGCGCCGCGCGCCCGAAGGCGCCGCCGCCGCTGCAGGGCTCAAGGACCACGTCGGGCGCGTCGAAGCAGTCGATCAGCCAGCGCACACACGCGAGGGCCAGCCGGTCGTCGGTGTAGTAGCGGTCAAGGGGGTCGCGGCTCATGGCGTCGGCTCCGGATCAACGTCCCTGCCCGCATCGGCCACCGGGAACAGCCGCAACCATCGCCCCGCGGCATCCTCGGCGGCGCCGACGGCGGTGGCGCCCGCGGCGTGGGCGTAGTGCCTGCAGCACGTCAGCTCCGCCTCCGCGTCGATTGGCGGGTGCGTCTCTGGCGGGGTCACCGACAGGCGCGGGGCGCGGCCGCAGGTCGGGCAGTGCAGGCCCGCGGTCGGGTTGATGGGGTCGGGGGCGTCATAGGCGTGGTCGCGGATGAGGTGGATGGTCATGCGGGCTCCTTCATGTCAGCGGCGTAGGCGAGCACGCCGATCTCGGGCGGGACGGGGTGCTCGACAAGCGGCAGGCGGGCGAGGGCGGCCGCATGGCTGTACGAACCGAAGTCGTGCAGCCATGCCACGGCGCGGGCGCGCTCAAGGCGCTGGCCGTCCATGTGCGCGTGCCGGTGGGCTTCGCGGTAGCGGTCACAGTCCTTGCCCACGATGCCGCAATGCGTGCGCAGCATCCGGGCGAACTCGGCGATGGATGCCACGTCGTCGGGGCCGATGCCGGCCGCGGCGACCGCATCCTCAGCGCGGATGCCGCGGTCGCGGGCGGAGAGGAAGGCGGCGAAGCGGTCGGAGAGTTGGGGCGTGGTCATGCGGGCTCCGGTGCGGTGAAGCGCAGGGCGCCGCCCACGAAGTCGGCGCGGACGTGCGCAGGGTTGGCGCCCTCGGCGATGAGGCGGCGGGCTGCGGCAGCGACGACGCCGCGCTCGACGCGGAGGTGAAGGCCGGTACGGCGCGCGGCAGTGTGGATGGCGGCGATGACCGCCTCGGCCATGTCGAGGGCGTCGGTGTGGTCGGCGGTGAGGGCGGGCATCGTCGCTCCGGTGGCCTAAAAGGGCACTCCGTCGTCGCCCCAGTCATCGGCCGGCGCCTTCGCTTGGGCGCGGGCGGGCGGCTTGCCGGCCTGCCGGTCGGCGCTGCGGTTGGCCTCGGGGCGGTCGGACGTGGCCCCGGTGCTATCTTCGCGACCACCCAGCAGGCGGATCTCGCCGGCGATGATCTCGGTGGACCAGCGCTTCTGCCCGTCCTTGTCGGTGTACTCGCGGGTTTGGATGCGGCCCTCGACATAGAGCGGCTTGCCCTTCTTGCCGAAGCGCTCCATCAGGGCGGCGAGCTTGTCGAAGCAGACGACGGAGTGCCATTCGGTGTGGTCGGTCCACTGGCCGCTGTTGTCCTTGCGGCGGTCGGTGGTCGCGAGGCGGAGGGTCGCGATCTGCATGCCGGAGGTGGTGTTGCGGAGCTCGGCGTCGCGGCCGAGGTTGCCGATGAGGAGGACTTTGTTGACGGTCATGGCTTGGGCTCCTGTTGGGTGGGGATGACGGGCCAGAGTTCGAGGGCCCGGCAGAAGATTGTGGACGTGCGGCCGCGGTTGGACTTGACCGTGGCGCTGACTGAGTCCAGCGCGATCACGGTGACGGTGCGGCCTTTGTGGCGCGGGTCGGGGTCGGCCCTGACTTGGCCGACGGCGAGGGGGGTGCGCATGGGGCGGGCTCCTGGGTGGGCTGGGGGGAGCGTAGCGCGGGAAGGGGAAGGGGTCAATAGCGGTGGGTAAGTATTATTCTTGCCGCTGTACGCTTGCAGGCATGATGCTATCGTGATAGTATCGGAGTGCACTACAACGGAGGTGCACAGTGTCTCACCGAAAGATCCAGATCGCGGCCCGACTTGACAGCAGAACCCTTGACGTGCTCGACACGCTGGCCCTCAAGGAAGGGCGGAGCCGCAGCGACATCATCAGCACCGCCGTGCTCAGCATGTCCGACCGGCGCGACATGAGCATCGGAGGACTTGACCGCTTCGACCGGTGGGTCACCAACCCAGACATCCCGCACGCCTACGCGATGGCCGCTATCGGCGTGCGGGACACGCTTCTCGCGGCGCACTTCGCAGCGGAGTCGGTGTTCGGGTCGGGCACTCCGGTCGATTCGGTTGTCAAGATCTGCCAGATGATGATGAAGGAGCACACGCGCTTGGAGGGGCTGGCCGCCGAGCATGAGGCCGATAAGGTCGTTGAAGACGACGACTGCGACGACAACGATCCAACCATCCCGCACTGCTGAGGCTTGCCATCCACCGTCGCATGGTGCGCATGCGACGGTGGATGCTGCTGTTTTCAGCGGGCGCGTTTAGGTTTCAGTCCGCCGGTCGACGGCGCGGGTGGGATCGGCAGGTCGGCGGGCCACGGCTGCAGGGGCCCCACGTTGTCGGCGACCCAGCGCACGGCAGTCAGGAGCACCGCGGCCTGCGGCTTGGTCAGGGCGCGGCGGTCGACCAAGGCGCGCAGCTCGGCCCGGGTCGCGGGGCAGGGGTAGTGCGCAAAGGCCCGGCCGTTGACCGCGCGGGCGATGGCGGTCAGTTGCTTGTCGGTCGGGGCGGCGCGCCCGCCCTTGCGGAGCTCGCGGATCATCCAGGGCAGGTATTCGGCCTCGGACGCGGGCAGGCGGCCGGTCTGGCGCAGGCCCTCGATCAAGGCCAGCGCCCATGCGTCAACCTGTTCGAGAAGCACAGCCTTCGGCGGCGGGCCGGTCTCTGCCTCGGCGTCTTCGTCGGTGTCCTTGCGGTCGTCGTCGGGCTCGGTGTCGCCGGCTTCGTCGACGGCCTTGCCCAGCGCGTCAGGGTGTTCCAGGCCGTGCGCGGCGAGCAACGCCAAGGGGTCGAAGACGACGCCGGCGGTCTTGCCCGGATGGGTGCGGCAGACCCGGCCGACTTCCTGCACAAAGCGCACGCGGGCGCGCACGTTGCGGCGGCAGGCGAGGCCCATCAGCCACGGGAAGTCAGCGCCTTCGGACAGCATGTTGACGTGTACCAGCACGGCGATCTGGCCGGTCCGCAGCGCTTCGATGCGGGCGGTCTGCTCTGCCCAGGTCAGCGCGCTGTGGATTGACGCGGCGGGGTAGCCGTGCCGGGTCAGGCGCTCTGCGAAGGCGTCGGCGTCGGCGATGCTTCGGGCGTTGGTCAGGGTCGGGCCGGGCAGGCCGTACGCCTTGAACATCGCGATCAGGGCATCGTCGACGTCGGGGGCCTCGGGTGTCGACGTCGGCGCGGCATCGTCGGGCAGATGCGCGGCGCAGGCAGCCGTCCAGTGCAGCGGGGTGATGGGTGTGACCACGCCGTCGCGCAGGCCGTCGCCGAAGGTGTAGCGGAAGACGACGTCATCCCAGAGGCTCAAGGACTGCTTTTCGTCGGACCGGAAGGGGGTCGCGGTCAAGCCGACCATCCAGCGCGGAGCAAGGTCCAGCATCGCCGCTTGGTGGATCGGGGCCTCGGACCCGTGGCATTCGTCGACGATGAGCAGGTCGACCGGGCGGCCAGTCTCTTCGACGGCGGCCTTGGCTTGGGCGAGCGAGGCGAAGCAGGCGACGATCACCCGGGCGGGCTGGCGATAGCCGGCCATCACGAGGCCGGTGTCGGGCACGAAGGCTTGGATCGTCTCGCCGAGCTGCCGGACCAGCTTCTGGCGCGGCGTGGCGACGACGACCTGAAAGCCTTTGACAGCACACAGTCGGGCAAGCTCAGCGATAAACACCGACTTTCCCGCGCCCATGAATGCGCAGACGACGGGGCGCAGGGCGCGCGGCGGGCCGTCGTCGGGGGTGTGGGTCCGCCCCAAGGCCGGGCGCACGCGGGCCAGCGCTGCAGCCTGCCATGCGCGCAGGGGGCGGGCCGGGGCGTCTGGGATCGGGTCGTGCGGGCGCGGGTGGTGCCGGGGCGGCTTGCCGGCGGCCGGGGTGATGCGGGCGAGGACACCGGCCTCGGCAGGCGGTGGCGGGGCTTCGGGTCCGGGGCGCTTGCACCGGCCCCGTGGTGCGGCGGCCTTTGCGGCGATGGCCTCCGCAGCCGAAGGTGTGCCCGGGATCGGCGGGTAGCCCCCGGCGATCAGGCGGCGTGACAGGCGGTCGGCGACCCTGACAGCGCTCTCGCGCTCGGGCGCGCTGTGCGAGGACAGGGCCAAGTCCAGCGCAGCGCGGGCGCGGCGGCGCAGGTCGGCGGCCTCAGCGCGGTCGGCGGGCGGGGTGGCAGTCAGGGCGTCGGGCGCGTTCATTCCGCACCGCCGGGGCGCGGGCCGTCACCCATCGCGGCGTCGGATGCGGCGCGCAGGATGCAGACGCAGCGCATGGACTGGCCGTCGACCTTGACCGGCTTGTCGTAGGTCCGGGCCTCTTCGCGGGGTAAGGCGAGCCATCCCCGGGCGGCCCATTGGGCAAGGACGCCGGGCCCGTCGTAGCGGTCTTCGGCGAGCCACCTGCGGATGACGGTAACGGCGATGGCGACGTGCTTCCAGCGGTCGCGTGGGTCGTCGGACTTGTCGGGCAGCCATTGCCCCAGCCATCCCCCGGACGGCGCGCGGGGCTCGCCCTCCCTGTCGAGGACGTGCCGCCCCCAGAAGGCGGTCTGCTGCGCGGCGGCGCGGGTCAGCACAGCGCGCAGGGCGGTCAGCGGCTTGTCGGCGTCAGCGGCAGCGAGGACCGCGGCGCCGGCGGCGACTGACAGGGCTTCGTCGATGCGCTCGCGCTCGCCGTGCGGCAGGCCGGCGGCTTCGTGCGCGAAGGTCGCGGCGACGTCCAGTGCAGCGATGTGGGCGGCCAAGCGGCCGGGCAGGGCGCCCAAGGGGGCAAGGACGCCGGCCCATGCGGCGTCGCGGTCTTCCCAAGCCTCGGTGATCGCGGCCTTGCCCCGGGTCAGCAGCGCGTCGACGAACCGGGCGCCTAAGTGCCCATAGTGCCGGTCGGTCAGGCGGGCGACGGCGGCGGCTTCGTCGCGGCTTGCGAAGGGCGCGCCCTCAACCGACAGGCAGCGGGCGCGGGCGCCTTCGTCCTGCGATGTCCCGAGAAGCGGGCTCTCGCCGGTGCTGATGGTGAAGGAGCACCAGACCGCGCGGGCCTGCGCCCCGAAGACGAAGCCGCGGCCCTTGCCCTGCCCGTCGGCCAAGGTGTAGACAGTCTGGCCGATGGTCTCGCGCTCTTTCGGGGGAACCTGCCGGGTGTCGTCGAGCATGAGCGGCAGGCAGGACAGCGTCGCGGCCGTGCGCTCGCGGTAGGTCAGCGTGGACGACCACTTGCCCACGTAGGTTCCGGGTGCGCCCCAGACCGAGGCGGCGAGGTTCAGCGCGGTGGTCTTGCCGATGGAGGTGTGCCCCCACAGGTCGACCACGCAGCCGCGGCCGGTCGTCCAGGGAAGGATGACCGAGGCCAGCGCTGCATAGACGGCCAAGCGCGCAATCGGGCGGGAAGCGGCCAAGGACCACGCTTCTTGCCATGACTCCCACGTTCCGCGGCTATGCACGGACGCGCATAGGGCTTCGTAGCCGCCCGGCGGGGTGAGGTGAATCGGCGGGGCGGTCGGCGCTGCCGTGGCATCGGGCGCGTCTTCGCCTTCGGGCGCGGCCGGCGCGGGGCCCGGGTGCCAGCCTGCGCCGCGCAGGAAGCCGGCGCCGTGGTGACCCATGCGCGCGGCGATGCGGCGGGCGGGCAGGCGCGGGCCCCAAGCACTGTCGAGCGCGTCGAGGTAGCGGGCGGCTTCGGTCGCGGTCGGGCTGCACACGGGCGCACCGTGGGTCGCCAAGGTCAGCAGCTTGCGCCCATCCATGATGTCGCCGCGCGGCACCCACTGCCGGACCGGGCGCCCGGCGTCGTCGATCCATGCGACCTCGGCGTGATGCTCGCCGCTGTCGACGTCGACGGCGCGCCCGCAGAGGACCATCGGGCGCGAGGCGACGGGCTTGACCTTGTCGGTCGGCGCGCCGTCTTCGTCGTAGATGACGCATGATACGCCGTTGTCGCTCATCTCGAACGGCTGGGGCACGGTCGGCTGGCCGACCAAGTCAAGCAGGCGCTTCGCGGCGCCCGATGCGGTCAAGCGGGGCGGACCCTGCCGGGCCTGCTCAGCGGCCCACGCCTTCGCGGCGGCGGCCTGCGCCTTGGCAGCGTCGGCAGCCACGCGGCGACAGGCGGCGTCAAGCGCGCGGTAGTCCGCGGACCCGCCCCGGATGGCCCCGCCGGCGGCGAGTAGGTCGCGCAGGTCGTCGTTGCCGGCGACGTGCAAGAGCTCGGCGACGTCGCAGGCGGCGGACTTCAGCCGGGCCCAGGCGCCCAGGCGCTCGCCGGGGGCGACATGCTCGTTTGCGACGGCTTCGGCGAGCGGCCCCAAGACCGCGGCAGCGCGATCACGGCGGGCACGGGCGGCGGTGGTTTCGAGGCCCCAGTCGGCGGGCGGGGCGAGGGACAGGGCGGGGGCAGGCTTCGGCGCGGTCATGCGGGCGATCCGTAGGCGCCGACGTCAAGCCCGGCGGCGGTGAGGAGGTCGGCGACGGGCCCGTGCCAGCCGCAGGACTTGACGTGGTTGCAGGACGCGGACCATGCCTTGCGCGGGTCGATGACGAACCATGCATCGGCGCGCCCGCAGCCGGGGCAGGTCAGCCCGAAGGCGACGTCGGACCCGTCGCGCGGGGCGACCTTGGCGCGCAGGTCAGCGGCGGCGGCGCGGCGCGCGGCAGGGTCGGTGCGCAGGGCGCGGTGGCCTGCCCGGGTCCGGCGCTCGGCGGGGTCGTCGGCCCCGCGCTCCCAGCGCACGGCAGCGGCGGCGCGGGCAGCGGACTTCGCGCGCGCGTGCTCAGCGGCGAGGCGGGCCAACTCGGCGTCGTACTCGGCCCGATCAACGTACTCAGCGACGTCGAGCAAGTCGCCGGGCGCGTAGTCAGCGACTTCGACCGGCCCCTGCACAGGCAGCAGGTAGAGCCGGGAGGGGTCGACGCACTTCGGGTCGGCGGCGGCGTGCGCTTGCCCTATGTCCTGCAAGATCAGCCGCATCACCGAGGACCAGATGCCGCCGGCGACCGGGGCGGCCAGGGGTAGCACAAGGCGGCACTTCGGCGCGCCGGGCAGCGCGGACCACGTCGTGTACGCGCAGCGCTCGCGCTCGGGAAACAGGGCCATCACGTCGGGCACGTCGGCCCCGTCGTCATAGTCGAGCACGAGGGCGTGGACCGAGACGATGCCGGCGGCGCGGCGGCGCAGGTCAGGCCCGAGGACGTGCGGGGCCCAGCACGGCGCGGCGAGCTTGTCAGCGGGGCGCGGGCGGCCGTGGCGCGTCAGGGCGCGTCGGACCTGCCCCCACGTCGTCTGATGGGGCGCGCCTGTCGCTGAGGACCGGGCGCAGGTGTAGGTAGCCGTCGGGCACGGATGCCCGTCGTGGGTGCTCTGCATTGGTGACCTGGGGCACGAGGTGTCGCCGCTGTAGCGTCCGGGGCCCGGTGGCCCTGCACCGCCGGGTAGCAAGTCCGGCGGTGCAGGCGGGGTGCCCAGGTCAGCAGGCGCCTTGGTTGTAGCGCAGGGGCGGTGCGGCTGTCAAGCCCGAAGAGCGCAGGAAGTGCGGTCGCGGTCGGGTCGCGGCCCTTGGTGTCCGGGTCGCGCGTTGTGGATGGCGATGCTGGCGCTGTTCTCGCCCTGATGCTGCGGGCCGGTCGCGGGTCGTGTATCCGTCTGGTACCCGTCGAGAATGGCGCCCAGTACGACGTTATCAGCAAGAATAAGCTATAAGGTTACCATATCTGAGAAGCATAGTTTTTTAAGGGGGCCTCCTCACAGAAGAGAAGAAGGGGGCTCTCCACCCAAGGGAGATCTTCTCTTCTCGTTCGCCCCCCTCAGGGCAGAGTGCATGCGTTTCTGGTGTCCCACTTTTTCGGCGAAGTCGCGCGGAAGGTTAGGCAAAGGGACGGGTACCATGCGCCGCGACCGGTGGAAACCGACACTCAGTGTCACGATTAGGTCGTTGATATTGCACATGCGCAGCCGGTCGCCAGGACACCAAGGACGACGACCGCTTGACGACCGGCGCAGCGCTTGACGGATTACGAATGACCTTGTATAAGGATGAGGGCCGCATGGAGGGCCTAATCGATGAGACGAAACATCGTAATGACCGACGACAATGCGGTGTGGGCCCGCTGCGCCTTCGCGGCCGGGGCGCGCATCGTCGACATCCGCAAGACCTTCGACATCCAGAACATCCAAGTGCAGCGCCTTTTGGTGCGGTTCCCTGAGTCATACGAACCGCACCCGGACGCCGACCCGCTGCCCACCCCTGGGCAGGCCGGGCCGACCACGACCGCCACGCACCGCAAGGTGGTTGCCGCCCTTCGCAGCGCCGACCGCGCGACAATGATGACCCCAAGCATGCTGAGGGCCATCTCGTCGACGCGAGCTGTGGTGGTTGACGCCGCATCCGAGGCGCGTGGCGCCTACACCGACCACGTCATCACGGTGCGCGTGTTCCGCCGACCGATGCGGGCGCCGGCCACCACTTGACCCCACCCTTTCCCCGCGCTATTGTCGTGGCAGGCCGCCCGCGCCTACCCGACAAACCGCCCGGACCCGCGCCGGGCACAAGGTCCGGACGGAGGGCGCGGGCGGCCGCCCTGCCGCGCTGCAGGGGCCCAGGACGGGCCGCAGCCGCGGGGCAGGGTCAAGGGTCGGGCGGGCTGACAGGGCGCGCCTGGGGGCAGCAGGGCGGGCCGTAGGGGCAACAGAGACGAACCGGGGGAAACGTGGAGCCGCTGCACAGCCTGAGCAACGCTGAGAAGCGCACCCGCGCAGTGGAGGACTTAATCGAGGGCATCGCCCCGTCGGTCATCGCCGAGCGGTACGGCGTGACCCGCGCGACCGTCTCGGGGTGGCACACCCCCGAGGTTCACGCCGAGCGCGACAAGCGCCGCGCCGAGCTCATCGCCGCGTCCCGCGCCCGCCTTGCCGGCATGGTGGGCCGCGCAATCGACGCGCTTGACGAGATCGCCAACGACCCGGCCGCCCCGCCGCCCGCGCGGGTCGCCGCAGCCAACAGCATCCTCGACAGGGCCGGCGCGATCAAGGTTGACGAGATCACCGTCCGCGTCGAAGAGGCCGACGCCTCCTCAGTCGCCGCCGGCCTTCTGGCCATCCTCGGGCGCGCACAGGCCGAGCTGGGCAGCCTGCCCGAAGTCGTCGACGCCGACCCGTCCGACCCGGACTCGGACCCCGCATGATCACCATCGCCATCATCATCGGATGCGTCGTAATCGTCTGCATAGTGGCGAAGCTCAGCCCGAGCCCAGGCGGCCTCGGCTTCGGCCGAGGCTTCGGTGACCCAAACGACCGGCGGCCGCCTCCACCCCCGCCCAAGCAGACCCCGCGCCCCCCGCCACGCCAAAGGTGCACAACGGTCCCTCCATGCTGGTCATGCTGCCGCATGGGGCCGTGTGAGCACCCCCAGCCAAAGACGCCGGACCCAGCGTGACCGTCACCGACCCCGCCGCGGTCCTCGCCGATCTGACCGCGCGGGTCAAGGCCCACGCCGCGGCCGGCGAAGTGCCGCCCGCGTCGCTGATCGCCGTCGTGACCGACCTTCACCGGCAGCTTGCCGTCTTGGCCCGGCACCGCGAGGCCCACCCGCTCGCCTACGCCCGCCTCTGGGCGCCCGAGTGCCGCACCTGCCCCCACCCCGACCCGGCCGCCCCCGCGCCACCCAAGGGCCGCCGCGGCGCGCCGATGATCGAGGTCCGCGGCACGATCCACCGCTGCCCGGTTTGCAGCATCGAAGAGTCGCGCACGTCGCAGATCGGCGCGGTGCGCGCCCTTCTCACCGGGGACTATGACAAGGCGTTCCTGCTCGGCGGGTCGCGGACCGGCAAGACCGAAGCCGGCGCGCAGGTCGCTGTGGCCATCGCGCAGGGCGCCGACCACCCCGACACACAGGCATGGGCAAGGCTCAACGGCCTGCCGCTCGACCGCATCCAGCGCAGCCCCGGCCTGTTCTGGGCGGTGTCGCAGACGCACACGATGTCGCGCACGATCCAGCGGGAGAAGCTGGACAAGTACCTGCCGACCGGAAGCAAGCGCCGAGGCTGGGAGGCAGACAACGAGGCCGAGGTCAGACTGCCGGGCGGTGGCAAGATCGTCTGCAAGGCGTTCGCCCAGAACACCAGCGAGGGCAACGCCAAGAACCCCTTTGAAGGCGCGAAGATCCACGGTGCATGGGTCGACGAAGAGCCGCAGTCTGTGCAGGGTTTCGACTCCATCGGCGCCCGGACCATCGACTACGACGGCCTTGTCTACGCGACGATGACCCCGCTGTCGGGCTGGACCCCGTTCCTGCTCACCAACGTCGGGCATCTCGACAAGGGTACGCCGCCGCCGCCGCGCCTGTTCGTGGCCTTCTTGCACGCGATGGACAACCCGCACGTCTCCCCGACCGTCGTCGCTGACAAGTGGGCGGGGAAGCCTGAGGCGATCCGGCGCAGCCGCCTCCGCGGCGAGATCGTCGCGCTTGAGGGCGCGGTGCACCCCGACTTCCACAACGGCCCGCCCTACGTCGTCCCGTCCTTCGACCCCCCGGCACACTGGCCCCGCTACGGCGGGATCGACTTCGGCGCCCGCGCCCCCTTCTGCCACCTGTGGGCCGCGCATGACGAGAGCGCCGACGTGCTGCACGTTTACCGCGAGCACTACAAGGCAGACGAAATCCTCGCCTACCACGCCGCCGCGATCTGGGCGGTGGAGGGCTGCCCGGCCTGCCAGCCGACCGACGGCGTGGGCAGTGACGAATGGACGCGCTGGCGCGTGCGCTGCGCCGACGGGACGCACCGGTGCGAGACCTGCGCCGGCACCGGCCTGACGTCCGACGCCCCGACGATGCGGTGGGCGGACCCCGAGGGCAAGGACCAGCGCGGGATGCTGTCGACGCTCTACGACCTGCCGACCGCCCCGGCCGAGAAGGGCCGCGCCGCCTCGTTTCAGGTGCTCTTCGACCGGATGACCGTGTCACCGAAGCACGGCACCCCCGGCGTGGTCATCCATGACCGGTGCACGAACCTGATCCGCGAGACTGCGCGCCTCGTCTGGCGCAAAGGCCGCCACGGCGAGACCGCCGACAGGTGGGAGACCGACGGCGACGACCATGCCCACGACGTCCTGCGCTACCTCGTCTATGCCCTGCGCGGGCGGTACAGCACCCCGACCGAAGAGGGCACCGGTTGACCTTGACACGCGCCCCGGGCTATGATCGCGGCATGGCCACCCCGACCGACACAGCACCCCTTGCCGTCGCCCCCACGTCCGTCTGGGGTCGCGCCTACCTGTCCGTCGCGAAGGCGCTTGGGCTCGTCAACCCCGTCGAGAAGCCGCGCGAGTTCATCGCCGGCGGGGACTACGCCGCGGCCGCGCCGACCGAGGGCCTGTACAGCCCGGCCATCGCGCTCAGCGCGTACCTGAACCCGTGGGTCTATGCCTGCGTGCGCGCCATCGCCGGCGACCTCGCCGCGCTCCCCATCGTCGTCAAGCGCCGGGGCGAAGTCATCGAGGGCCACTGGCTCCCCAAGGCCATCGCCAACAGCGGGCACCCGTCGTCGCGGACGTGGCGCGAGGCGACCGTGCGGGACATGCTTCTCGCCGGCCGGTCGACGTCGGTCGTACTCTACAGCAACCTGAACGGCGCCCCCATCGGCGTGCGATGGGCCCACCCTGAGCGCGTGAAGGTCATCCCCGCCGCCGACGGCACCCCGCTCGGGTACGAGATCGGCAGCGACAAGACGCAGACCTACCCGCCCGAAGCGGTGCTGTCCGTCCTGACGCTGGGCGTGCTGGACGGCCCCGATGCCCTCGCCGGCGTCGGGGCGACGCAGGTGCTCCACAGCGACCTGACCGCCGATCAGGCCCTCGCCGCCGGCACCGCGCGCAAGGCCCGGTCGGGCCGACCCTCGGCGATCTACCGGCCCGCATCCAAGGACATCGGCTCAGGGTGGAGCGCGGCAACCGTCGCGCAGATCAAGACGCAGCTCGCCCGCATCTTCGGCGACGCCGACGGCGGGGTCGCGGTCCTCGGCGCATCCGGCGCGGAGCTCGACCTTCTCGACTGGGCCCCGAAGGACATGGACGGGCCGAACCAGCGCCGCTGGACCCGTGACCTCATCCTCGCCGTCTTTGGCGTGCCACCCGTGCGTCTCGGCGTGGATGCAGCCAACATCTTCGCGACTGCCGGCGCGCAGCTCACGTCGTACTGGACGGACCTGAAGGGCAAGATCGCGCCGCTGGACGAGGCGATGACGATGCTGGTCCGCCGGATCGACCGCGACGACAGCATCACCGTTGAGCACGATTTCAGCGGCGTGGGGCCGCTTCAGGCCGCTGACAGCGACATCCTCGCGCGCATCGGCGCCCACATCGCGAACGGCATGGACCCCCGCGTCGCCTACGCCTACGAGGGCTGGGACGACGTGCCTGAGGGCGCCTTCACCGCCCCGCCTGCCCCGGCGACCCCTGCCGGGCAGACCCCCACGCCCTCGCCTGCCGACGACGCCCCGGGCGACGAAGACGACGACCTCGACGAAGACGAAGACCTCGCCACCGAAGACGCTGACCTTGCATCGTCGCTGTCCGATGCCGCCGACGTGCTGACCAACCCCGACGCGACCGATGACGAGCGCGCCGAGGCCATCGCCGCCCTGACCGCCGCCGCCGAGGCCCTCGCGGCCCGGGGCGACGGGTGAGCGTCACCCGCGACATCGAGGGCATCGACCGCAAGCCGACTGCGGGGATGGCTTCCAACGCGCGCCTTGGCCTGCGCTTGCGCGAAGAGCACGGCCGTGGCGGGACTGCCGTCGGTGTCGCGCGCGCCCGGGACATCGCAAACCGCGCGAACCTGTCCGACCGCACGATCCTGCGGATGCACTCCTTCTTCGCCAGACACGGCGCGCAACAGACCGCCGCGGGCTGGGAGGACCGCTCCGACCCGTCCGCGCAGTGGATCGCTTGGCTGCTCTGGGGCGGCGACGCCGGCCGGCGCTGGGCGCGCACCCGTCGGGATGCCATCATGGCCGCCCGCAAGCCGAAGCGTCGCACCGCCCGCCGCGCCCGGGTCACCCGCGCCGCAGGCAAGCCGCCGCGCCTGACCATCGCCCGGTCGCGCCGCTTGGTCGGCAAGGCGCGCCGCGCCCAAGAGCGCGCCGTGCTCCGCGCATGGTCCGGGGCGCTCCGTGCCCAGCGCGACCGTCTCATCGCCCGGCTCGGGGCGATTGACGCTGCCCGGGGTGTACGCGCTGGCCTATTGACACCCGCCGGGACCGCCCCGGTGCGCCGGGTGCTCATCGCAGACGACATCGCCATGCTCTTCAACGTCGCTGCCGAGGGATTGACCATCGCCGAGGCCATCACCAACATCATCGGGGCGACCGTGCAAGTGGGCTGGGGCCTGTTCCGCGCATGGCTGACCGCTCCGGACGGCCGCGGCATCGCATGGGAGCCGACCCTGACCCCGACGCCCGGTCTGTTGGCTGAGCAGGTCACCCGCGTCAACGAAACCACGAAGCGCCAGATCGAGGCCGAGGTCATCGCCGGCATCACCGCCGGCGAGTCCATCGGCGACATTCAAGAGCGCGTGCGGTCGTCGCAAGCCTTCAGCGCCGCGCGGGCCCTGACCATCGCCCGGACCGAGACCAACCGCGCCCTGCAGGCCGGGACCGACTTGGCCTATGGGCAAGCGGCCAACATCGGCGTCGACTTCGAGGTCGAATGGGTGCGCGCCCCCCTTCCTGTCGAGCCGGACCGCTCCCATCGCCGCTGTCATGGTCAACGTGTTGCACCCGGGGGCATGTTCGTGATACCGTCGGGTCAAGACGTAGGGGCTACCGCTCCGTCCCCCGGAAACTTCAACATCGCGCGGCAGGACATCAACTGCCGATGCGGCACCCGCCCCGTCTTCAAGGACTGACCCCATGCTCTGCGCCCCGGTCATCGCCCGCCCTGCCGACGTGCGCCGCGCCTTCGTGGAGCGCCGCGCGGCCGGTGGCCTGCAGCCCGGCGAGATCGAGCCGGCGGCCCTGTTCCGGTCGGTCATGCTGCGCGCCCTGCCGATGGACGGCGAGAAGCCGGACACCAACGACGGTGAGCCGCCGCGCTACCGCTTCGTGATGTCCATGAGCACGCCCGACGAAGCGTCGGACCTCGTCATGCAGGACTGGGATCTGTCCCGCTTCGCGCAGAACCCCGTGGCCTTCTTCAACCACAACAGTTGGGGCCTCCCCATCGGCAAGTGGGTCGATCTGTCGGTGACCGACGTCGCCCCCGGCGTGAAGGCCCTGACTGGCGCCTTCGTCCCGTCCGACGCGACCGAGACCAGCCGTGCCGTCGCCCGGCAGCTCGCCGAAGGCGTCTTGAACGCCTGCAGTGTGGGCTTCATCCCCGGCAAGATGACCGACCGCAGCAAGTACCCCACCGACGACCCCCGCTGGGCAGCCCGCGGCTACGTCTATGAAGCGCCCCGCCTCATGGAGTGCTCAATCGTCGGCACCCCGATGCACCCCGACGCAATCGCGCAGCGGTCCTCCGACGACGCCGAACCCCCCGCCCCGGCCGACGTGTCCGCAGAGACCCCCGCGCACGTCACCCAGGCAGGGGCCGCGCCGGTCGATGCCGACGCCGACGCGCTGGACCTGATCGAGCGCGCCCTTGCTGCCCTCTTCCCCGTCTCCACCTCCTCCGTCTGACCCTCTCTCCCGCGCCGGGCGGCCCTCCCGGTCATCCACCCAAAGGAGGCCACGATGGCCGACAGCAGCACCCTCCAGGCCCAGGTCGACGTCCTCGTCGGCAAGGCCATCAACACCGCCAAGGCGGACATCGAGCGCAACGTCAACGACGTCAAGCTCACCCAAGAGCGGCAGGCCGCCGACGTCGCCAAGCTCGACGCCGAGATCGCCCGCCTGAAGGTCCGCGAGATCGCCAACACCCCCGCGCCCTACGACGGCCCGGCCGGCAACCTCGTCCGCGAGTTCGGTCGCGATGCCGAGCTCCAGCTTCTGCCCACCGTGCGGCAGTACAGCTTCGACGGGCAGATCCACCGCGAGCACGTCGACGGCCTGCTGACCAGCGCGAAGACCTACGGTGATGCCCACCGCGAGGTCAAGGATCTGTGGGATGCGATCCAGATCCGCCTCGCCCTGCGCGGCGTCTCGACCTCCCGCGCGTCGAGCGCGCAGATCCTCCGCGACGCCCGCGAGCACGCCCCCGAGGCCCTCGCCCGCATGGCTGACCGCATCAAGCGCATGGGCCTCGCGAACGACGGCATGGCCGTGATCAACCGCGTCTTCGGCGTCAGCGCCGGCAACGGCTCCGACTTCATCCCCTCCGAGGTGATGTCGCCTGAGATGCTGCGCGTGGCCTCTGCCGCGATCATGGACAGCCCGGTGGGCCTCTTCATCCAGAAGACGCTCACGGACAAGAACATGGTCTCGCCGGTGAGCACTGCGCGCCCCCGCCCCTACCTGCAGGGCGCGGCGTCCGGCAGCGCCGCTGCCGAGTTCATCAACTCGGCGATGGCGACCGGCAAGCTGTCCTACGGCGTCAAGGACATGGCCTGCGCCGTGATCTACGACCGCAACGCTGACATGGACAGCATCATCGCCTTCCTGCCCGAGACCCGCGCGCAGGTCGCCGAGGCGATGGCTCTGGGCCTCTTCGACGGCATCATCAACGGCGACACCAACACCGCCCACCAGGACAGCCTCACCGCCTGGGCCCCCGAGGGCGTCTTCCCGGTCGGCAGCCCGTCGGGCGGCAGCGCGGTCGGCGGCAGCCTCGATCACCGCCGGTCCTTCCTGGGTCTCCGCGCTCGGGCGATGGACATCGGTGCGACTGCCAAGTACGACCTCGCGTCGACCTACACCTTCGCCAAGATCCAGGCCATGCAGGCCAAGATGAGCGGTGGCGTCGGGCAGAACAACGGCCGCGTCGCGATCTTCGCGTCGTTCCAGGACATCCTGGCCCAGTTCAGCGTGATGGACCAGATCGCGACCCTGGAGAAGTTCGGCCCGCAGGCCACGATCCTGACCGGTCAGGTCGGCGCCGTCGGCGGCAAGCCGGTCATCCGCGCGTGGCCCCTCGGCCGCACCGGCTCCGAGACCGGTGCCTTCCACACCGACGGCCTGCACAGCGCCACCGCCGGGAACAACACCAAGGGCGGCGTGGTGATGGTCGACCTTGACCGCTACATCCTCGGCACCCGCCAGGGCCTGCGGCTTGAGACCGACACCAACATCCTGACCAACACCGGCATCCTCGTGGCCTCCGGGCGCTACGCCTTCGAGAGCCCCGACCACCTGTCGGCCCTCAGCGCCACGTCGACCGTCAACGTGGTGTACGGCTACAACGCCTCCTGATCCACCGCCCCAACCACACAGAGGTGACCCCATGTCGACCCCTTCGATCCGGCAGGTGGACTTGATCCTCGCCGCCGGCATCGCCGCCGGGACCGCCGCCGGCGACGTCTTCACCAACCCCCTGCCCGTGAAGCTCCGCATCATCAGCGGGTACTTCACCCCGCAGGCTGCCGTCACCGCGAACGACACCAACTACGCGACGGTGACCCTCGCGAACGGTGCGACCACGCTGCACAGCTTCGACACCCGGACCAGCGGCAGCGGCGGCACCGGCGACCTTGTTGCGACCACCCCCATCGCCCTGACCTTCGCGTCGGGTGCGGTCGGCACCGCGATGGAGATCGCGCCGGGCGCCGCGATCAAGCTGAACAAGGCTGTCACCGCGTCGGGCGTGGCCATCTACGGCCGCTACTCGCTCTACGTGGATGAGGTCCGCGTCTGATGCCCCGCACCCCCGCCGACGCCCCCACGCCGGCGGGGGCCGCCCTGCCGGGCGCTGAGGCCCTTGCAGCCGCCCCCGCGGTCGCAGGCAGCCCGGCGCCCGGCCATGCCCTCCCGCGCGCCTACGCAGCCGTAGGTCGCGCCCCGGCCGGCCCCGCGTACCTCACGCGCCGGCTGGTCACCGCCCCGGGCCCCCAGCGCGCCCCGGGCGACCCCGACGCCCCGGACGGCCCCGCCGAACCGACCGACCCGTATGGGGTGCTTCCGTGCCTGTGATCACCGCCGCCGCCGCGCGCCTGCAGATCCCCGGCCTGACCGGGACTGCGGAAGACAGCAAAATCGAGACGCTGATCGACGTGGCCGACGCAATGATCGCCGCGGCGGTCTGCGCTGCCATGCCGGACAACGGCGCGCCGACGCTCGGGTCAACGACCTACACCCTGATCGAGCCCGAAGTGGTCGTCAGCGAGGACGGTTACACGCTGCTGGTGCGCGTTCCCAACATCACCGCCGTCACGTCCTTGCACGTCTCCACCTCGCGGGTCTGGGACGCCTCGACGCTGCGGGACAGCGCCGGCTACACCCTCGACGCCCGCACGTCGATGATCGAGATCGACCCGGCATACCCGCCCCTGCCGCTGACCCGCCGGTCTGTGCGCGCAGTCGTGACCGCGGGATGGGCGACCCTCCCCGATGACCTCGCGCACGCCGTCGCGGTCCTCACGCGGCATCTCTTCGACCTGCGGCACGGCCAAGGCCGGACCTCTGTCAGCGAGGCTGGCATCTCCACGTCCCTGCGCCCCGAGACGATGCCGGATGCCGTGCGCCAGATGACCGCCCGCTACGCTATCCCGGTGGTCTGACGTGACCCCCGCCGAGGCCGCTGCGATGATCAAGCGCATGGGCGCCGGCGGCTTCCGCGCGGCGGTCCAGCGGACGATGGTGGAAGTGGCGATGCGAGGGGAGAGCTACGGCAAGGCCAACGTCCGCAGCCAAGGGCTATGGCAGAACGGCCACCTCTTCCGGTCGGTCGCCGGCACTGTGCGGGATACACCCGAGGGCCCTGAGGCGGTCATCAGCGCCGGCGGACGGCTCAAGGACGGGGCATCGGTGCGCTACGCCGGGACGCACGAATACGGCGCGACCATCACCCCGAAGCGCAGCCGCTACCTCCGCATCCCCCTCCCACCTGCGCGCACCCCGGCGGGCGCTGACCGCTACGGCGGCCCCCTGCGGCAGTCCGGCGCGGGCCTCTTCACCGTCATCAAGGCCAAGTCCGGCAAGCTCTTCCTGAAGCACAAGCCGTCCGGCACCCTGTGGTATATGCTGGTGGAGAGCGTGACCATCCGCGCGCGCCCCTTCCTGCGCCCCGCCGCCGACCGCGCCGCCGCCGACCTCCCCCGCGTCCTCGCCCGCAACATCACCGAAGAGCTCAAGCGTGTCTGACCGCGATACCACAATCACCGATGTGCTGACCGCCGTGGGGACGATGCTCCTCACCGCGTCGGGTCTGACGTCGGAGCGCGTGACCTACGGCGCGACCGACCGCCCCCCGGTGACCGGTGACTGTGTGGCATGGCGGATGGTGACGACGTCCTCGACCCCGAACGGCCCCGCGGCCCTGACGCGCTTCGAGACGGTGACGACCTTCGAGCTGCGCATGTGGGCGCAGGGCACGGCAGACACCCCCCTTGCCCGCGACATCGCCGCCGTGGGTCTGTGGCAGCGCGTGCGCACCGCGACCCTGACCGACCGGACGCTCGGGGCGACGGTGCGGGACGTGGTCTTGGGCGAGCTCACCGCGCCGTCCGCGGCCGCCGACGTCGGCGTGCCCGTGGGCTGCGCTACCGCGATCCTCACTGTCCGCTGGCAGTGGCAGGCGGTGCCCTAATGGCTTGGATCACCGCATCCAACGGTGCAAACTACGCTTTCCGCGTGGCCGTGACGTGCGACACCACCGGCGCGACCCCCGGCGGCGCCGCGGTTGTGGCGCGCTTGGCCATCGGCCCGGACCTCGCCCACTTCTGGGAGACGGTCCAAAGCAACGGCTACGACGTGCGTTTCGCTACGGCCGGGGGCTCCATCATCGTCCATGAGCGCGCGACGTGGACCTACGCATCGAAGGTCGGGATCTTCGACTTCGAGATCGACGTCCCCGCGACCGCCCCGGCCGGCGCCGTCCGCACGATCTACCTGTACTACGGCCCCGCGACCGCCGTTGCCGTCGACCCGTCCGCCGGGCCCTTCGCCAACACCGTCGGCGCCTACGCTGAAGCCGGGCGCATCATGCCCGCCGGCCGGGCCATCCTCTGGGATAGCCCGTCGTGGTCGCAGTCGGCAGGCAGCAACACCCCGACCCCCGCGCAGACCGCCGTGGTCGGCGTCGACGAGTTCCGCCACATCTACGCGGTCCTCGGTTGGTCCCTGCGCTTTCAGCCGGGGTACAACTACAACGGGTCCGACGTCTTCGAGGACGTCGATTGGCTCTACGTTGTGACGACCGGCGGCCAC